GCAAAGCTCCGCTAGGCGCATCCACATCCCTAAATTCACCGGGCTGTAACGGATCATCGTCGTCCCTGATCCGTAGTCCGCGGGCCTTGAAGCCTGCGGGCAGGTTCGCTAACGTCCCTGCATCAATCAACTGTCTCAGCGCTGCGGTTGCTGTTCTGCTCAAACCGCCAATCGTGTGTATCAAACCCAAACCATAAAACCCGAAGCCCGGTAAAAACTTGTAATGCACAAAATATTGCATCTTGCGTCGGTCTTCATCGTCTTCCATGTAGTTACGACGTATCGACAATATCTGCCCGTTGTCGTAACTGATCGTTACAACGTAAGGAACCTTGATACCCGTCGGCTCGCCGTTATCATCGAGGTCTTCAAAGCCCTCTATGTCGAGATCAACATGACACTCCAGTATCGTGCAGTCATAATCAATCTGCGACGGCGATACCCCGTCAATATTATTAATCTCTTCCGTAACAGAATCGGTCTCCTGTTGTGTCGGAATAACAGGAATATCCCTGTAAAAACCCGATATTTGCCTCTTTCTGAGGTCATTCAGGCTCATTCGCATAACTTGCGTGATATTCGGGCAAGTCTCCAGATCTGACGTTTCATACGGCACAACAAGATGTTCCGCAGGTATAAACTTACTTACCGCACGACCTAACGTGTCATCGTAGTATACTTTCTTAAACGTGCTTCCCGCCAACGGTAGATAAAACAACATCTGATCCAGTTCAGGAGTATACTCCTCCATTACATCCGTAATGTAATAATTCATAAACTGCCTGACGCGCTGTGCCTGTGCCTGTTTTTGCGGGGACTCTGATCCGAGGATCGCGGTTCGTACAGGACCGCCCGCGGGCAACAGTTCGTTAAACGCCTGTGCCTGAAACTGCGTCGCCGCCTCCGCTAACAAAGGATGGGTTACGCCAGAGGCACCCTGAAACGGCTGCGTCCGCTCTTCGTAATTAAATCCAAGAAGGTCCAAACCATCCGCATAAGCATCCTCCCATTCTTGGCGGCTCGCTTTATTAGCATCATACTGCTCCAGCAAGTCCCCTGATATTCTTCCAAGCTCCCCGTCTGAAAGACCCTCTGCAAGATTACTATAAAAATCATCACCAAACTCTTTTTCGTCTGACGGCTCAAAATCTATAGTAACCCCACCATCCTCCTCCGGGATGACTTCAACGTCCATGCCTTGAGCAACACCCTCAAACGATACAATATTATCGTCATCCATGCTGCCGGGAAGTTCGAGTTCAATCTCTGCTTCCAGATCTTCTTGCTCCAGTTGAGACGGAACATTACGTTCAACCATGCCTGCTATGGGTTCTCTCGCCATAAAATATCTCCTTACGACATAACCTTATACCATTCTTAATAATAAACCCGCAAGCGTGTTGAACTATCCTCTTCATCCCATCCATCAGAAGGTAACTGCACAAAGTTCCCCTGACGATACCGCATAAGCGCCTGCGTCATGCTATCCACTAAATCATCATGCTCCCCGTTTGGAAAAGCCGCAACCTCTTCTATCATCTCATCTGCAAATACTTCGTCGGGGACCCAGACCATTCCCGCCTCAAATAAAGGTGAAACCGAATGCACCCGCGTTAGCTTATCATTTCCTTTACTTGGTGTGAAGTTAACAACAGGTATACCCATGTTCCGCAGTTCGTGGGTCAAGGGCATCCCGCTCGCCTTAGCTTCCACAATTATTGTGTCGGGGTCCCAGTACCGATATTGCTCATACGCTATATCCTTCAACTCAGGAAAATCCCAACGACCTTTCTTACTGTCCAGTAACATAATTCCGGGGACCCCAGACTCCTCCGGATAAAAAACACCCCACGTTGTAATCGCAGAATAGTCCGCAGTCTCCCTCTTACTAAACGCCGTGTCATAACTCTGGATAACAAACTGTAAATTAGGAACAGAGGGTTTTTCCCAACGCTTCCACCACTCCCGCGGTATAATCGCATTCTCTTCACTTGTCGGGTTCTGCTGATACTGCGCGTTCCATTTACTTGGAGGTATTGATGCGCGGACCGAGATCAAATCTTCCAAGCTCCAAAACTCAGGCCAGCACGGTGTATTGTCATCAAACATCGCCGGAAGCTCAACAATCTCCCACTGATCTGCAAGCGGGTCTTTAGCCATTGCACGAACAAGCTGTCCCGTCATGTCCTTTTCAGACCATCGCGTTTGAACAAGAACAATACTGCCGCCCGGCTGAAGACGTTGGCGGGGTCCCCCAGTGTACCAGTCCCACGCATCATCAAAACCGTTTGCAGACATCGCCGTTTGCTCCGAATGAGGATCATCAATAATTACGAGGTCCCCACCACGGCCTGCGAGGTTCGATCCAACGCCCACGGCATAGTACATCCCACCAGAGTCCGTGTCCCACCGACCAGAGGCTTTGCTGTCCGCCGCTAATTTTACTTCAGGGAAAACCTCTTTGTACTCATCCGTGTCAATCAGGTTTTTTGTCTTACGTCCAAAGTTAACAGCAAGCTCTGTCGTATGCGTAGCCTGAATGATCTTCATTCGCGGATTATTGCCCATCATCCACGCGGGAAACAGGAAGGAAGCAAACTCAGACTTCGTGTGCCGCGGTGCCATGTTTATAATCAGACGTTTCAACTCTCCGCTTGCAACGCGCTGAAACTTATCTGCTATGATTTTATGGTGACGGCCCGTGATGAAATCAGGCCACATACTTTTTACAAAAGTTAAAAAGTCCTTGCGACACGCTTCGTTTTTTTCTATCTGAGCAAGACGAAGTTTTAATTTTAGCTCACGATCTGTAAGATCCATTAGGGGTCCCTTTCGACCTTAAATATGCCCGTTTTTTTATCAGTTAACAAGAAAAGATGTTTCACGTGAAACATCATATCATTTTTCACGTAAATATTTGTTTGGAACATGGTCCTTGACCTTGTGCCACACAACGCCCGTGCCGCGATTTTTGGACGCCAGAACGACAGCCGCGAACCGCGCAATTTGACCCGATAAGCAGGGGATCCTTGCAGGATTTTTGGGGGTGCTGCTTAAATATTCCTTGCAATCTTAGTTGTAAAATACTGGCGTCAATAGAAGTAGCAAGAAATAAAAAGGGGCGTTACATACTAGCCTATAATAAACATAACAGTGTGCACCCATACGTTACCGCGTGGCTTAGGTATGACGATCAGAAACAATGGTATTGGGGCGACTATCTTGAGACAATAGAGGAAGCAAAACGAAGCTTATTTGATAGGGCGCTCGCGACTCTGTAACCACTAACAACGCAACAAAAAACCCACCAGGAATTTTTACTGGTGGGTTTTTTTATTTGGTGGGCGTTTTATTTATAAGTTACTAAGCCTGTGTGATTATATAAAGCTTGAGCATAACCAAGGGCACAACTCATTGTGCAAAAAGGTTCATACTTATGCTCATAACTCTCATTATCCCATAAGGTAAGGTAGGAACCATTGTCTCGTATGATTTTTAAATTGCCTTTATAAGGTAAAGGAAATTCCTTAGGCAGCGCCAAATAGGGGTAATCTTCTGTTTTTTTTGGAGAGGGTTTGCCACAGGCGGGACATTTGTATTGCTTTTTTTTCATAGAGATACTTCCAACATTAGAGGGGCAGGATTACCCCTGCCCCCTATATGCGCTTTATCTTATATCATGTCAAGCGGTGTTTTGTTTTTATCTACATTGTAGCAGTTATTTATAAACACCCAATAATTTCATCTTTCGGCCTTGGCCAAAAATAAAAAAATCTTCAAACGATAAACCATTTTTTTCGGCTATTCCCCAGTCTTCTCGAAATCTTTGCGCGTGTTCATCCTGTAGAGAAAACGTCCATCCTTCTTCGTAATTTGAAATTGTAATGCAGTCGCCGTCGTCTTTCATTGCATATCCGCCAATAATCATTTTTAGGCCGCCTTTCTTAGTTCTGCGTCTAATGAGATAAATTCTAATTCGTGTTTACCTTTACGCAATAAGGCACGTTTTACTACTTCCCCATCAATATAAAATCTAAACTCCTTATCTCCGTTTTCATGCTCGCGATGCGTGGTGGTGTGTTTCACAAATGTATGACTGTTTTTAGAACTGGTGCCGACTCTTACCTCTACTTCCCCAGTGTTCTTAACTCCATAACTTTTGTTACTTCCGTAAATGCAAGCAGTAATTATGTTCCATATTGGGTATTGTCTCATCATTTTTGACTCCTTTATATCACGATAAAATAATCGTATTAATAATATAAGACTACTCGTATACATATGCAAGCATTATTTATCTATAGGTTTTTGGTAGGTTTCACGGGGCGCGGATGGGCTGCATTCACTGTTTTAATACATAAAAAAATGGGACGCATAAAACGTCCCATTTTTAATGATGTATATTAAACTTATTTTACGATTTTAAGATCCGGTTTTGACGTTGTTTCCATAAAAACGCCCGCAATATCTTTAATTGTAGTTATTGGGTCAACTGGTTTTTCACATTTCATAGGCATTAGAATTAAAAAACAATCGTCACGGCCTGCAAATGTTATGGGCGCAGGTTTAATGCCGTTATAATGAATAGTGGACTGCGTTTTCAATAGTTTATTAACCTTGCCAATATCGCCCACGTAAACGGAATTAAATTGTGCGAGTTCATTGCTCACGGGTTCAGTTACTAAAACCCGTCGCCAGTTGGGGAAAGTT